TATTTGCATCAGTTTTCGATTTTATCCGCCTTTATTTGTGTAATTGATTGTCTAGTAATATAAAAGCCTTAAGAAAGGCATCTTTTTCGGATTCAATCCTGGAATCAAAATTACATCCTTGCAAAGCATTATCGGATCCATCGTCTTTAATATGATAGAACCATTTATAAGTATGTTGATTGTTTGATGATGTCCATGTGCATTCATACGATATTCGCACCATGATTCCCAATTTATCAAAAAAATCAAAAAGGCATCGGTGATGAATCTCAATAACCCGATTCAAAATTACAGTATCTTCATTAACCGGGGGTCTAAACCAATCCCAAAATTTTTGATATGCCCTTGGGTATTGTACCTTTAAATTAGTCCAATTCATTTTTTTTACGTTTATTAAAAGCTTCTTTTTTCTTATGATTTTTTAGGTAAGTTTCACGATCGTGTATAATTTTAAATGCCTCCGAAAACGCTATTTTCTCGGCTTCAATCCTTGTATCATATAATGGATCGACATCCAAATCATCATCATTCATACAATATCCGAATCCACCAAATGTCCACTTAATATTTTTAGTTAAATAAACGGGTATAACTGATATATAAAGACCTTGATCGTCAAAAAAATCATATAGATCACGAAGATTATCTAGGCGATTGAAGAAATCAAATTTGCCCCTTTTTTTATTCCATTTATCAAACAATTTATAAGATGTTGGATAAATCTTCTTTACTTTAGCCCAATCCATTTATTTATGTTTATCTTTGTGCTTACTCTTATGTTTAAGTTTTAATTTAATTATATCACACTTAAGATTAAAGCATTTAATTTGTAATTCACTATACTGGTGATTCGTGTCTAACCATTCTCCCTTATAATATTCAACATCACGCTTAAGCGATTTCTTTTCACGCCACCAATATATCCAGTGCATTATAGATGCTATAATTATTATAGCAAAAAATACCGCAATAATGTCTCCAATCATAGCTTAATTTTTAAAATGTTTAATTATATGCTCACATATTTGCCCGGTTAGACCTTTATGACCATCAGTCTGGAAAAAATTAGGGGCTTGATCTTTAAGCATATCTGAATCATCATCAATGATTGCATACTTATCAACTTTATGGTCAGCTAACCAAGCATCAATTTCATGTCCTCTTATTCCTTTCATATTAGGGGTTGTATCTATAATTTCAAATGTAGATCCTACTATTCTAAATAAGCGTTGAAGACGATTAAGGGTTAATCCATTTTTCCAAGTTGATGAAATTACAATTTTGGATCCGGTTTTGTCGCAAACTCGATTCACCAATTTAATTTTGCTTATACAGAGATATGACCGATAAAATCGCATCTTATTTAATCCATTATACTTTTTCCTGTTAATCAAAAATTTATCATAATTTAAAACCCCGTCTATATCTAAAAAGATTATTTTATCGGTTATTTCCATGATTGATATCCATTATCAATTGGTTAATTTCTTTTCCAGTATTTCAAATGCTTGTATAAAGGATTCAGATTCAGATTCAGCCCTTGATTTGTAAGATTCTGTAGATTCAAAATCTTCATCCTCTGCTTTATTGATACAATTATGAATATACCAATCCCATATATAAACAATGCCAAATCCACCGCCTGTACAAGTATGGATAAATATTAGGTGATCATCAAAAAAATCATAAAGTCTTCTTAAAGTACAAGGAATTTCAGGCCACCTATAATTTATGTCAGGGATGTCTTTAATACAATGTTGGTCTCCCCATAATTCCCATTCCTGATAAGCTTTGGGATACTTTTCCTTTATTTCTTTCCAGTTCATGCTTTGGATTCTAATTTTTCCTCTAATACTCCGAATGCTTCCATGAAAGCTTTTCCCTCTGCTTCAACACGAGTTTTAAACCAATGTATAGTATAATCAAAAACATTAGTATTGATACCGTAATGCCATTCATTAACTTCCCATTCAGATATACTTCCTTGCTTAAGGTTATAAACAGGATTAATATGTACAAATATCTCATATTTATCGAAAAAATCATATAAATCTCTGATTCTGAAATGTTTAGGCAATTTATTAGCCCAATTAACCCATAATGTACCTGCAAGCGGGAATTTTTGTATTAATGGTGTTTCCGCCAGCCATTCTTTGCATTGTTTTTCCCAGTCCATATATTTAGATAAAGTTTATAATAAATCGCTTAATTTTTAGATACCAAGTATATCGATTTCGCTCACTAAACGTTAATGGATGTTTGTTTGTATCCCTAATTGATAGACCCCTTCCAAATATTCTAAACCAGAACATTCCATCTCCTTTATAGCTACAATATATTCTCATTAATTTTGTTTTAATTTATCCTCTAATATTTCAAACGCCATACGAAAGGCTCCTTTCTCTGCTTCAGTACGTGTTTTAAATGATATTTCACATCTACTCATATTTACTGCATACTCCCATTCATCAACATAATGTTCGCTAACCTTTATCATTTTATAATCATGTGGCATTGTTGATATCGTTTTGTCGCATATCCATACCGGGGTGATTTGTATTATTATTCCATTATCATCGAAAAAATCATATAAATCTCTTCCCTTACAACGTGACAAATTTATATGATTTACAAGCGTCCATTCATAAATTAATTCCCAGGCCTTTAGGCATTTCTTTTCGATTTCGCTTAACATATTTTTAAATCAATAAGGTGAAATGGCTTGCCATAAACATACTGTCTGATAGGAAAAACTTTCATATTTACGCCATGTTCCATCATCTCCTACCTCGATTTCGATATCAATCCCATCAGTTCTTATACGCACATCGCTTTTAATGGTTTTAAGCGTGTAATGTTCAAAACCCTTATAATCTTCATCCTCCTCATAATCTAGACTCCATCCTTCAAAATAAGGATATTGATCTAATTCTTCTCCAATCGCATTTTTTACAAAATCATAATGATTCATACTGATTCCTCCTCACTAACTTTCGAAATTTTAGCCATATATTTGCCAAACAGCGTTATCATAGCCTTTTTAATGTTATCCGTATTATCAATGTATTGCTTTCCTAATTTTAAAGTTTTCGTGGATTCCATGTATGCCACATACTTATCGCTTATACTAATAGATTCATCGATTTCAATAATGTCAGGGTCATCCACATTTTTGGAATTCACATGCTCATCCCTGATTTCAATATAACCGGACAAGACCTCAGGTATTTTTGTATAATCGATATCGCTATTTGACGGTATCTTAAGCAGCACCATTGTATTATTCACAAATTTGTTGGCATCGCTTAATTTCATCTCCATGATTTCAGGTAAATTCACAATTTTATATGTAGGGCTATAATGATTTGGTAAAAATGATATGCGAGGCTCATCCCCTTCAAAGACAACGTGATAAAATCCTGGTTCATTCATTATGTCAGACTTCTTCATCTGATATGGCGCACCTACAGATATCACGTTATCTTTAACTTGTTTCTTATGATTATGCCCGTAAAAAGCAATTTTAATGTTTGAATGATCTTCAATAGTTAAGACATTCTGAATCGGCATCCCATTCTCATACATAAAGCCATTCACGTAATTATGCCCTACAGTATAACAGTCGTGATTTTCAGGGTTACTTAATATCTCTTTAACTTTAGTTTCATCTGAAAACCAAGGCATCATTACAATATGCCGATCATCAGCAGTCTCTATTTTGGCAGGTTTATCATACACATGCACATTTTTCATGTAATAAAATGGCTTTATTGTATTTACATCATTTTTATTCTTATACGGGGTATCATGATTTCCGACAATTAGATGAATGTCTATAATCTGACTAAATTCATAAAACATATTAATCACATTATTCATCATGATGGTATTTATGGAATCATCATTCTCAAACATGTCACCTGTTATAACCAATATACTCGCTTCATCAGTTTGCTCAACATGTTGCTTAATGTATGGGAACACGATTTCCTTGAAATAATCGGACTGACGTTTATACCAAATTTTGGAACATGATTTATATCCAAAATGAGGATCGCCAACTATAAACATGTGCTTAATTTTCATCGCAAATTTTTGGGTAAAAATTACCTGATTAAATAATCATAACCATTTATTGTAACATAAATGTCAGAATGCCTTATGATTTCAAATATGTGAAGACATTCAGTACAAGTGATATCAGATTTATCAGTTATATCGATTTCTTGTTTTGTCCCACATTTTTTACAATTAAATGAAATGATAGATTTTTTAGTTTTCTTTTTCATCACTTTATTTTAATAATTATTAACTGCAGAATGTAGTATTACCATTCAGGTTTAGTTTCCCCAAAAATATTTAATTTTTTATTCAGACTCTTCAACAGTTGTTGTTTTTCTTTATCAGACAGGGCATTAAATAAATTCTTTTCATTTAGTTTAAAATACTCGGAAAATACGTAAAAGAACAATATATTGTCAATGATTTTAGATGCATGATTTTTTAAGTAAGTATATAGGATATTGATATCACGTGCTTTTAATTTTGAAATGATGGAATCTTTAGGTCTTAAATCTGATCTAGATACACAATGTTGATGATTTCGTTTATCAGTTACTATAACTTGGTCTGAATTTATTTCATTAATTGTAACTTCCCCAACGTTATAAACATCAACGACATCGTTAGCCCGCATACTACCTATACTTATAGTTCTAAAATGACTATATTCCTCATGTTCTTCAATAAATCGGTTAAAATTTTCCGACAATTCATCATGTATAATTCTAAGTTCATTATATTTTTCAGGTTCATAACTGTCAGTCAGATATGTTTTGGCATATGAAGTATCAACTGAAAATTTAACATCATCATCATTTCCCTTATAAATTTTTTTCTGGGATTTGTTTAAATGACTTAGTATCTGAGATTTATGCTTATTAGTTGCTACTGTCATTGAGTCCAGGATATCGCTAAATTTGCATTTTTTAACCGTATTATTCTCATCTACCATGTAATGATCCATGTTATAATATTCAATGATTTCTTCGGAGATGGATGCTATGTATTTAATTTTTTTATTCATTTTATCAAATATTTTATAAAACTACTTTATGAATCTGATAATAAAATCGTTTTATACATTTAATCATCAATTACATGGATCCTATAATAGGCATAGATTTTTCAGTTAATTCAACAGGTGTCTGTATAAGAACCAATCATAAATTATCGTTTGCATCTTTGCTAAATATTACATCGATGACATCAGCAAAAAATGTAGATGTGAAACTTTATATTAAAAATCATAAATATTTAGGCAAATTAAGTGAATTTATATGTTTGTATCCATTTCAGAAACAACCTATTTCTGCAGCTAAAAAAACTGGGGTAGATGCATGGACAAAACATTTATTAAAAGATTCTATTGCTGTAGTTAATAAAATGGTCGATAATTTACACGATTTTGTTATTCTTGCAGATATAGAAGATCCATTTGATGTTATTATAGAACATTATTCATATACAAAAAATACGGATAACATCATCCAGATGGTGGAAATGACATCAGCGTTTAAACGAGGGATCTATGAAAGACTTTGTGTACCAATCGAAAAATTTCATTTTATACCAGGGCCAAATGTTAAAATGTTAGCGGGGAAAGGAAGTTATAAAAAATATGATATGTTGCAAGCTTTTTTGAATAATGCTCATCATGATGAATTGCTTGAATCCAACTATTTTTATAAATTCCTGCAGGATAATGAATCTTTGTTTATCAATAAAAAGAAATCAGATATAGATGTCTTACCCCCAATCAGTGATCTAGTGGATTCTTATTTTATTGCTTTATCGCTGTTCCAAACTTCTCAAAAAATTTCTCGGTCAACATCAGATATCTAATATCATGAGCTTGACAAAAACTGATAGCTGCCTTTATTTTAGCCCTGTTTAATATTACATTCATAACCTTTTGCTTACCGCTTTTGGTGTTATTACTGAGGTCTTCAGGTGTAAGCCCCATCATTTGAATTGGTTTTACTTCAATCAAATATTTGGATATTTGATCTTGCTTCTTTACCTTTATAAAATAATCAGGCACGTAAAGTGACATCTTTGATTTAAAAGGATTAAAATATTGAATATTGAATTCACTGGGTTCAGATGTCCACTTTATAATAGAATCTGACATATCACAAATCAGACAAAATTTATATTCAAGGCTTGATCTATATATAATCTGGGAAGAATCACCCATATATTTAGCAGGATTTTGTATTGTATAGAATCCTTGTTTATTATTGTATGCATTGTGTGGATTAGGCTTATTATATTGTTTATATGCCCTGTTATTCATATGTTTTTACACCTGTACGTGTTAATAAAGTGGTTAAAGCATTAACGGCAGTTTGTTCGGTATTATATGTAGTAGCCACATTAGCCATAACTGTTGCTGCAGCATCAATCGCAGCTTTTAATTGTTTTAAAACATCAACCAAATCTTTAGCTTCTTTTTCTTCACCTTCCTCTTCCTCTTCAAAAGGTGTAGGCATCCCAGGTACTTCCTCCTTCTTCTCTTTCAATTTCTCAACATCAGGTAATTCAATATCGGCATTCTCAATAATTTTTAAACTATCAACCCATTTAAAATATGTTTGAAAATCTTCAGCCGTATAAGACGTAATAACTTTAAAATATTCAACCATGTTATCCAACATTTTCTTCACGGAATTTGCAATCATATCCATTTGATCAGCAGATTCTAACATTTTTGGGCTATATATACTATCTATAAATTTGCTAGTTGATAAACCAGCCAACCTAGCTTTTTCCGCATAATTTTCATCAGCCCCCATGATAATTTCATTCATGACTTTTAATATATCAACGGTACTTGATATAGCAGATACACCTTGCTCAACTTGATCAGCATCTATTCCTCCACCACCTATATGAGCCATACCTTCACCAATATATTCAATAAACCATGATATTCCTTCACCCATTTTACTCACCAAATCCCTATAATTTTCAGCCCCCATATTGGCTGCCAAATATTGGGATTGTTCTATAAGAGTAGTTATTAATTTTAAAGTTTCAACCCCGGATTCTAATGCTTCTGCACCTTGCGCCACATCATCGGCATCCATCTGATCCTCAATATAATAAAATCCGTCCGCAATTTCTTCCAAAAACATTTTGAAAGCTTTACCAACACTTTGAGCATTTCCAATATATCCACTTCCACCACCCATCATTCCACCAGCTTCTCCACCACCCATTTGTTTAACTATGTTCATTTGTTCATTCATAGTTCCCTGAATCATCTGCAGGACACCTAAACCTTTTTCTAATGCTTCTGCACCTTGCGCCACATCATCGGCATCCATCTGATCCTCAATATAATAAAATCCGTCAGCGATTTGCCATACAAAATTTTTAAATGCTGATCCTATATCATTACCCATTTGCCTGAATGCGTATCCACCGCCAACAGCATCCAAGGTCTCTTTAGTTTGGGTTATTATACCCATGATTAATTGTAATGGTGCACCTAAACCGCCTACCAATTCAACACCGGCCTCAATATCACCTTGTGCAAGTTCAATTCCCAAAAATCTAGTTGATGTTTCACGATTTATTTTACCAATTTCGGAAAAAGCCATTGGCAATACACCCAAAATTGACATTATAGTATGAAGAATTGACCCCGGCAGAGGTTCCATATCTGCGCTAACTGCATCCGTACCAAATAAAACTTTATTTGTTAATCCTTTTTCACCTCCAGCTTTCCATGCCAGTAATCCCTCAGCCATTTTATTTAGGTTTTCACCCATGTCCATCGTAGATGATATACCAAGTTCAACATCAGTAGAAGTAAATGGAAATCCAAATGTTACGAATCCCAAATCCATTTGGTTACTTGATGTCTCCCTAATTTGTCTCCCTAATTGAGCAAATACACCAGGTACTAGCCCTAATACCATTGAAATGTTATCGGCTATGAGCTGTGCAGTTGCCTGATCCATATCCATATCTTTCCACGCCAAAATACCTTCTGCCAAATTTTTAAGGTTGTTACCAATTTCCATCGTGGATTCTATACCAAGTTCAGTATCTGTGGATGTAAAAGGAACGCCAAATTTCACGCCAAAGACATCCATTTGATTTGATGAGTTTCTTTCCCTTAATCCTATATCAGCGAATACTGCGGGTATAACGGTAAGAACACTGCTCATTTGGTTTGCTAATTCCTGGACTTTTTCTCTCGTAAGTTTTAATTCATCCCATTTAGCTATAGCCTCAGCCAAATATTTGAGGTTTTCACCCATTTCCATCGTGGATTCTATACCTCGTTGTACATCATTTCTACCAACCGGGAATCCAAATAAACTACTCATCCCTTCAGTTGATCCAGCTACTGCAAATGCCTCTGAAAGCGATTCAATAGTCTTTTTTACCAACACCGCATCTTGTGTAGTCCACCCACGGCCATATTTGACCCATGATCTAATCCCAAGCGATATACCTGTTAAAGCTATTCCCATTGTTGCAATTGCAGGTATAGCAAGCGGTAAGGAAAGAATTTGCTTCATCGATAATTTTTCAAACGCTGTCCCTATACCTTCAACCACAGATTTTATAGCCTCTTTCAATATATAACAATCCTCCATTGTAAGATCCGCCTCAGCAAAATTAAGCAGAGATCTTGATAATACCCATAATGCTCCGGCTGCCAAGCCTAATGCTACAGCACCAAGAGCTATAAAGGCTGCAACAATCGGAATACCTGCAGCGGCAAAAACAACCCCGATTCCTAATAAAGTTACAGGTAATTGCCACATCACATTCGGATATTTATTCAATACTTGAGCAATTGAGGCTAACGGGAATGATAGCAGAAGAAGTGATAATCCGACGAGGGCAAATGCTAAAGCCCCTAATCCTATATATGACCATACCAGTCCTGCTAATGCAAAGACTCCACCAATTAAAACGAGTGATAACGATAACATCAATACTTGTGTAATTGGAGGTAATAAGGCTGTAGCTACTCTTAATCCTATTGCAAACAGTAACATACTTCCTGCCATAAACATGGTTGCAATTGCACCTTTTTTGATTTGTGGAGCAAAATTACCAATTAGAGCAAATCCTAAAGCGGCTATTCCAATTGTTCCCATTAATATTAAAGTTCCTGCAAATGCATCACCAGCCGACATCGTTGATATAATAAGAACCGCTAAAGCTAAACCACCTGCAAAGAATAATAAAGCTAGCCCCATATTTTTTAGCGTACTAGCTCCACTATTAATGTCATCTTTATTTTCAGCAAATATTTTAAACGTTTTACTAATTATCCCGGCGGTCATCCTCAATATTAAAAGACCTGGCAGTCCAAGTATCAACAAAGGCGTTGATATAGCCAGATATTTGGCTAATTCAAATATTCCTTTACCCGCAACACTTAAGGTTCCCGATATTTCTTTAAATCTTTTGGCATCATCTTCCGATATACCTGATGCAATTGCTCGAATTATTTGATTAACCGATGATGTAATAATAGGAATCAAGGGTTTGGCGATCTGAAACAAAGCCGCTGATTTGATGATGTCTTGTGCAAGAGGCGTTAATTTACCTGACACCTGAGCAATTGAGGCAACTGCCATTGATGCCTTTGAAACATCATCCTTGTCAACTTCTGCTACTTTATAGAAAATTTTAGACAGATAACTTTCCACAAATTTAATAAAGGCATTTGCATTTTCCTGAACTCCTGGAGTAAAAGCCGCCAATCCTTGAATAATAGACGGGATGTCTTTAAGACCTGCTATATCGGTTGGGGGCTTTTTTTTATCAGTCGTTGCTTTTTTGGAATCTATGTTATCCCGCTTCATTGATGACCCTAAATCATCAAGCGTTTTACTGATTTTACTAAATATTTCGACATCGAATTTGGTAATAAAATTGTTGATGTCTCCTGATATATCACCGAGTGCAGCTGTAGATTCCTCAATATTTTTATCTATACTTTCTGCATAATCAGCAATTTCAGAAATTACCTCAATGTGTTTACTTTTATATTGTTCGTCTGGTGTCATGCGCCAATAAAATTTCATTATTTATTAAAAGCGCAATTCAATGACTTACATGGATCTTTTAATCTTGTCAATCATACCATTTAAAAAAGCGGGATCAATCTCAGCCAAAAATTTTACATCTCTTATGTCTGTTTTGGATAAGGTTGAGTACAAGACCAAATCAGAATTATCAATCTTACATGTTTCAGCTTTAATTTCTTTTGATTTCGTATATATCCATCCCGGTATTTTTTTATATGATCGCATCAGCACTTTGTTCCATAGATTTGAAACCGAACATCCATTAATTTTATAATGATTATATGCATTTGCCTCTATCGGAAATCTGATTGACATTATCCGTTGAGACATAAACAAGAAACTTTTTTTACTAGCATCATTATTCTCCTCATATTTGGTAGAGAACATTGATTTTATAAAGTCATATAATTTGTTATTACTCATATTCTATATAATTATTGGATTCTACCCCATATGCTGTATCTTTTAATACCCCGAATTGTCTCCATTCCATGATATCACTATTATCAACAGATTTTAACCATTTATCAATGTCTGCTATGATGTCTGTTGTTAATGTTTCAAGATCAATATATGAATCATAAACTGAATCATGTAACATCATCATCTTTATATTTGTATTGATGTTATTGATTACAATTTCAATCATATTATGATCTAGGCTTCCAGCTTGACTTAAAATTTGTTTGGCCACATTTTTAACAAAATCTGGGTTTAGCAGTTTTTCCTGTACATCAGAACATTTAAAATATTCCCATACTTTAGATGCTTTGACTTGCCCTAATCCTTTTTTCTTTATGACATCGTTTGTATTTCTGACAACGGATGGGATGCTGTCAGAGTTATCACCAGTCAAAATCTTAATGAATAAATGTTTGTTTGGATCTATTTGGACTTCAATATCAGTTACATATTGCTCAATTCCTTTGCTGTCATCAAATAAATCCATATAATCATCGGTATTTGTTTCATTATTACCCTCAGCCGTATAATAAATGGTCTTATCCTGATTGGAATTTAAAACACATGTATATGGATGTTTTCTACTTTTTACAAGTTGCATCATGTCTTTATCAGATGATACAATAATAGAAGACATCCCCATTGACTGGGCAATTCGATTAACCACATAAATCATATCATCGCCTTCCATTCCGGCTCTGTGTAACATGAGTCCATATTTAAAATTAATTGATTCTTTAAATATGTCCATTGCTTTTATGACTTCATTTTTATCAAATGGATAATCTCGTTTCCTATTACCTTTATATGAGAAAATATCTGCAGCCTCTTTAATCTTATATCTCCATGACCTTTCTGTTGCTGAATCGAAACAAAATATAGGATATACGTTGCCTGGAACACCTTTTAAAATATATGAGATATTAAGGATGATGCTTTTTATCAGTTGTTGTGAAAAAGAACCCATAGAGCTCTTACGGCTAACAATCGCATAAGCCATTTTAAAAAAAAGAAGATTTGTATCAAAAATAACAAACATTGTATTATTGTTTTTTGGAATGTAAACTAATCAAATACTGTATTTAATTTAAATTCATGACATGAAGAATGTTTGGTTGTTTCAAAATCGCCTAATTTACATTTTTCAGGAATTATCCGATCACCATATAGTCTAGAATTATATGCATTATCTTTATCAATAAAGAAATGCTTACAATTTAAACAATACCGAGGAGTATGAGCTTCCTCATATCCCATTATTTTCCTTATTTGTTTTATATTCATTATTTTTTAGAATCAGTAATGATACTCATAATTTCATATACACATGCTTTAAGGATTAAGAATGGATCCCTGGCCGTGATAAGCTGATGATGATAATTAGCAAGCCTTACTGTTATTCGTGGCATTGCTTTTATCAATTCTGAATAGCTTGATATCACATAATTTTCAAATTCTTCATGAAGCGAATTCATTACATCATTTATGTTTGATCTGTATGGGCTTAATTCCTCATGCATTTTGATCGGATCCATTGTAGATTTTATGATGAACTCATATAATTCTTTAAATGCAAATGCTTTAGCTTTTATATGATCAATTGTAATATCTTTGATGTCTGATACATATAAACGCTGTAATAATTGAAATGATTTCCTGAAATCCGGGAAATTCTGGGCTATCATGTACTGAAATGCATCATCCGTAATTTCAGATTTCATGGCTTTGATAATAATAGATTTCATCCTTCGTTCATATCCTGCCCGTACAAATTCCTCTTCTTCATGATTTTTGAACCCGAAATCTATACATTCAAATCTTGACAGAATTGGAGCGTGTATTTTGCCAATGTAATTAGTGGTTGCAATAAACCTGGTCAAGCTCCCGTATTTGTCCATAAATCCCTTAAGAGCATTAAAAAAGACATCTGATACGCCATCAATTTCATCAAACATGACAGCTTTGATATCTGATGAATTTCCATCTGGGCTAATTTGCATATTTGAGCAAAAATCGGTTACACCCTCCCTTAATACATCGATCCTGCCCTCACTCGAGGCATTAATATAATAAAATGGAATGTCCCGGCCTAAAAATCTACCGAGTGCTGATTTACCCATTCCTGGATTTCCATAGAACAGAGTATGTGTATATAAGCCATTTTTGAATTGATCTTTTATCCGTTCAGGTAAGACAAATTCATCAAGCTTTTTAGGTGCAAAAACATCAACAAAAAGTTTACTCATAACATATCGTATTGTTGGATTAATATTAAAGATTCATTGATATCAAAATCATTGGTTATATCACCCACCATATATTCGGGGCCTGGTTTGCGTTCTGCACCTTTTGAATCAAATCTGATATATTTGATGTCATCTTTTATATAATCTTTAAAAGTTTCAATCCCTGAATTTACAATGCACATAATTTCATCATCCTTTTTCAATCCATACACCCGTCCAGCCATTTGATGTACTTGTTTATCCATTAGCACACAAGGCTCTAATAAAGGTTCCTTCTCTTTATTCATTATGACCGGAATACTGTATGGAGGAATTTGGTTTGATATATCTTCTTCAGCTTTTTGTGGATCAAAATAATTAAATTTAATCATAGTCTTCCATGCAAACAATTTGGCTAGATATCTGATTTGTGTATATGTTTGTAAAAACAACAATTTAGCTTTTTTAGGTTTCCAATAGTCAGAAAAAGCATATTCATCATATTGGCTACACATCATAAATGCCATTTCAAATTGTGATATATTAAAATCTACAGATTTTATATCCTTGCAAATATCTGATACAGAATAATGTTTGAATAATTGGCTTTCTATATGAGACTCCATTTTTTTATATTCAGGTAATACTGATTTAATGGGTGAACTAATATCTCCCAAATATGCTTCTGCTATATCATGCATTAAAGCCTGATATGCTTTTCCAACTTCACCTAATAATAAAAATGTTCGAGCCATCATGACACAATGTTGAGCTACGCTATAAAAATCATTGGTATTCCCAATATATCTGCATTGTTTACTCAATGAATTCGCAATATCTTTGATGTTAAACTTATAATCATCAGGTCTGAAGTCAACCATATTGTATGGATGTAAACCAGGGCCAACTACAGTTTCTGTTCCCATCAAATCAATATCCAAATTTTGTGAACCATACAATTTTTTCATATCTTTGATTTTTACTCTGTTATACCCAAATCATGTATATAACAAATTGTTAATCAGAGTTTTGCAGGAATATATACCCAATCGTAAAATATATAAGTTGAATATTTAATCGTTGTATCATGAAGATTGACAATAAAGAATATGTAGGTAAGAAGATATGGATACTTGAGAAAAGTATTGTCCCAATGTCTAAAGATGAATCTGATAAAGATAAATATGTATTCATGGGGCCTTGCGCATCTTTTGATGAGAAAAACGATAATGATAGATTGTATGAATCTAGTGATTACCTGGCAAAATTGGAAATATTACAGCCTTATATTAAAGAAAATTCTCTCCTAGGCGAACTTGATCATAACTCAGATTACGATGTTTCAATGCGAGGAGTATCACATATTATAAAAGCAGTATGGTATGATGAAGAAAAAGATGAATGTTACATAAAAATTGAATTAGTACCCACCAGATGGGGTCAGGATGTAATGGCAATGGTTGATAAAGATGTGCCAATTCACATTAGTTCGAGAGCATCTGGTTACATCGATGATGATGGAAAAGTAACACTTGATGAAATATATACATACGACATAGTGTACAGACCTGGATTTAAAAAAGCTAAACTTGATCGTTTATATGAGCATAAAGGTTTAAAATCCAATGTTACTATAATGGAAATGAAAGAAAATCATAATAATCTTAAAATAAATAATAAAAGTAATCAAATCATAAACAATAATAAGAATATGGACGATAGCAAAGAAATAAAGGGTTATATCTCTAAGATAACAGAGATGTTCGAGTCATTGAAAAACACGGTTTCTCAGATACAGAGACAGATGAATTCAACGATAAAAAAAGGTACTAATCCCAGGATTGTCCATGAGCAAAAAGGGATGAGAGACTTGAATTACAAGTTGAAAAGAACCTTATCTTATATAGAAGAAATGAAAAATGTAGTAAATAATAACACTACAAATGACCGTAAAATCATAAGGCACTCAAACAGCATTACATCTACGGTTAACCGTTTGATAGAATGTTTATCCGATACCAATAATATGGTAAACAATTTAATGGATAAAGTTGACAAATTATGGGGTCATCAGAATATGACTGCCAAATTTGTAAATGAGATGAAATCCAAACAAGAAAAGATATGGGATCATCAAAATCTTGCTGTTAAATTTATCAATGAAATGAAATCCAGGCAGGAGCGGATGTCTGATCATCAGAACCTTACAGCCAAATTCGTAAACAGGATGAAAACGAATGAGGAAAAATTGTGGGGTCACCAGAACCTGACTGCCAAATTTGTAAACGAGATGAAATCCAAGCAAGAAACTTTATGGGATCATCAAAACCTTACAGCTAAATTTGTAAATGAAATGGCTGGAAAAGTTCATGATGTTCCTTCGCTTGGCAAACATAATATTGTAAAAAGAGTGGACAAAATCATAAACGAAGCCAAAAGAAAAAGAGTGGCTGAATCACAAAAAGCGGTTGAATCACGCTATCCATTCATTTCAAAAGCTCACCCGGCAACTAAAGGTAAATTCCTGATGCTTAACGAAGACAAGAAAAAGAATGTCGCCTTACAAGTTAAGAAAGGAAAATCTATTTATGCTGCCATGAGTTCAGTTGCAATTCCAAAGAATGATGTGAATGAAATGTACAATTTCATGTCAGGTGAAAACATTAAGCTTTATGAAAGCTTGAATGAAGTGAATCAAATGAAGGTTTTAAATCTGTTTAGATTAAGAAACATCAGATCTAAACCGGAAGCTGAACTTTTCTTTGAAACTCTTGACCTGAGCAAAGATTTCATAAAAAATAAAGGCAATCATCGCCTTATTTATGAAGGAAACGTCACGCTTGGATATGCGGATAACGACATCAACAAAAAATTAGGTATTTAATTTAATCTTTAAAAATTTATGAATAAGAAACTTAAACAGGCTATTCACGATAAGTGGGTGCCTAAAATAAAACAAAGACTGGAGTTGAGCTCTATCAACACCAAGTGTATCAGCGAGGAAAAACTCAAAAAAATCGCTGAGGCTGCACACGTCCGTCAGGTTTTCGAATCTGTGAATACAGGCGGTGGGGTAGCTACGTTGGGCTCCACAGTTGGAAGGGGTGCATTCTCCCTCGGTAACAATACCGAAACTGGTGTTGGTGGAAAAGGATCAGGTGAAGTGTTCCAAACAGACCTTTTTGGACTTTTCATTGAAGCTGCTGCCATTACCTTTGGGATGGATTTGCTGCCGACAAAACAAATGTCAAAATCAAACCTGTCAATATTCGTAGCCGAACCAGTTTACGCTGATGGTAAAGTCGATAGTGCTGACAAAAAACCTCTCGTATTCCAGGTTAAAATATTAACTACGGGTGCTCCTACTGCACTGGTAGTTGGTACAGTTTACACAGTAAAAACTGCAAACTCAGGCGGTGAAAACGTGATGGATATGACCTATGTTGGTCGCCACAGGCTCTCCGGTAACGGAGTATTCCGTGTAGGTAGCCAATATGACAATAGCGGCGGTGGTGGAACAAACTGGAACAATGAAATATTGGCCGACATCCTTGATACAGTCAGCAATGGCTCAGCTATCTATACGGATGCGTCCAACTATTTTGGATTCAGTCCTACCACAGTTGATTATGTGGAAGGAAACGTTAACTTTGTTTCCGGCTACACAGGCGCAGGTCTCAATGATACCAACGCTTGGTACATGAACCGTAATAATGGTAAATCACTGGCAGGCCCAATGAGCCGTCATACTGGTGAAACCACGTATTACAGGTCAATGGGTCTTCGCAGGTGGCATAAAAACTTTACTGCCGAAACAAGCCATGTTGACATTGAAATGACCACAGAATTCATGCAGGATATGAAGATGGATCATGATATCGATTCACAGGAATTAGCTGGAGCTTTCATTCGTGATGCCCTCAGCCAGGCCATGAACGACCATATCTTATCTTACATTTTTGCAGCTGGATGGCAGAACCATTGGAATATGAACCAGATCAACGGATTTAACCTGAACTTCTTCCTTGGTAGCTCTGCTACTGTTGGTGCAAGTCAGTCATTTGTTGACCTTACCAATACCTTACGCACAATAAGCGGTGCATCTGGTGTATTACCTGCATCAGGCGCAATCGCAGAAAACCTCAGCTCTTTACAGAGAAGGCTGGTTACCAGGATGCTATATGCTACTGGTATCGTTAACAACCGTAGCCGTGAAGGACGTGGCGATACTGCTGTTCTCAACACCAAATTTTCAACAGCAATTCGTGACATCCGTGGGTTTACTCCGTCACCATTCGAAAATGATGTTGATACCAAATCCTTGTACGAATTAGGTACATTTTATGGAATCAAAATTTACGAAGATCCAGTCATGGATCTGAACGATGGTAGGGTTTCAGTATTCCGTCATGGTGGCGACAACGACACCGGATTGAAACTTTTACCTTATATCCTTGGTGAAAAAATCGAGGTTGTTCCGGAAGGTACAATGGGTTATAAACAAGCCCTGAAAAACCGTTATACAATAGCACCAGTTGGTTCTTATCCTGAAAAGAACTATATTACATTCACCGTCGAAGATGGTGGTAATTATGGTGAGCTTGTGTAATCAGATAAGCGCAATAAATTAAAAAGCCTGGGCAAATGTCCAGGCTTTTTTGTTTTTATTAGTTAAATTCCTCATCCAATATATCGTGATCAATATCATCATTGATATGATTCCTTACATCCTCAATCCAAATCTTTAAATTGCTCATATAATTCTTGGATACTTCATCAAATTCTTCGATGCTTCGATGTTTAATCGGATTCTGAATAGCTCCTGTCAGGATATTCATCCCATATTGAATTTTTTGTCCTTTTTTAAAAAGCTTTTCCCTTTTTTCCAAATATTCGATTTGCTGTTCATTTTCCATATACACTTACTTTTAATTTTTAATTTCAGGCATTTATTAATATCTTGGATTTAGTATATAGATAAAATTTAATGGAAAGTTTTAACTAAATTTTATCGGTACACCAAATGATCATAAAAAAGCCCTACCAGATTGATAGGGCTTCGTTTATAGACACGAATACAGATACAATACTTATTAATAACCGAATATTGTTTTACATGCTGAATTCCGTATAGCTTCTTCAGCCTGTTTTTCCAGCTCATGCTTTTCTTTATCAGAAAGCCCCTCCTCCAGTGCTTTGGACATTAATTCGGCTTTTTTCATACATTCTTTAAAGGCATCCATTTTCTTCACATCCTTTTCAAGCTCTTTTAGATCAGCTTGATTTTCAATCCCATAATCCTGATAACAGGTGCACATTGCATCCACTACATCTTGTACTTCATTAATAGATTGATTACCTTCACACATTTGCTTAAGCTTCTTCATATACTGTAAATCATCTTTACATTCAGAGACCTTAATCGCCTCAAGTACATCTACAGCTAATGCTTCATCCATTTTAATATCCTTCAGGATTTCCTTACATTTGTCTTGAATTCCATCTTTAATGTCGCTACTGAGTTTGTCATAAGCATCATCATCCAAGACATTCTGCGCCTTATAGCAATCACAGATATCTTTGACAAGTTTCTCACCCGGAGATGAGCAGGATGTAATAGCAAACATCGCTATCAGTCCAATCAATAAAAACACATACTTTTTCATAGTCTTTAATTTATGCCCGGAAGTCCTACAAGCGTTAATCAATTTACAAGGCATGGGCTTCAGTTATTTAACTATACCTATTCGTTTATATATCTTTTTATATACTGTCAGGTTTTCCGTTTTATCCAAATATATTAGATGGTATTTCAATATTTCTAAATGTTTAAAATTAAAGGAAAGGTTTGCTTACATCAAAAAATATTGGATACAAAAATTGATAACTTCTTGTTCCTTATACTCTCGATCATATGCTTCATCATTTGTAATATATTGACCATATTTAACTTCTATACAAGCCGATACACGTTTTTGAGGTGATGCTAATAAGCAAACCAATAAGGTAGGATATTGGTTAAAATTCCAATCAATATCAACCCCACCATCACCACATGCACATATTGACGGTAAATTTTTAATATCCACTTGGTTTGATAAATTGATTAAAAAAGAACGTGTCATATCAATAATGTCTTGCTTCATCTTAGGCGCTCCATATCCATCCCAATCTTCATCGAGTGCCAGAAATTCTTCAGCTTTTTTATCAATTAATTCAATTAATTCTTCTTTCATCATTTCAACAATTGTATCCCGAAATCCTGATATATCGGCTCCATCATTTTTTGGGACGTTTTTATTCGCTTTCATCTTGAAATTTTTTGCGTTTTGCTAGATAAATTGTTAAATCACCAAGTGCTTCAGCATAGGTTTCATATAATTTAGCTTTATCAGCTACATAAAGTTTTAACGCCCATTTACCTTTAAATCTTTTATTCAACCATTTCAGATATCTAGATGGTATAAACTTACACATTTCAGCCACATCATAAGCCGGGTAATATTTGGTATTACCATCAGATATTTGAGGGAAACATTTATCCTCTTTTACATATCTAAATTCAAGACGACCATTGATCCAAATACGTTCACTTTCGTATTTAAATATCTTAAATCCTATTCTATCAAGCTCTATGGCCTGATCAATTTTGATGACTTTATCGGTTATATCCATCTATAATTTATTAACTAATTTAATCCCGCATTCAGGACAATAATTAACTTTAATTGCATGATCTTCTATATGAAGAACAAATATCTTATCATATTTGTCATATTCAAGACTTATCCCTACTTGAAAATTGAATGGTGTATAATTTAAAACTTCTGCTTCCCGGCCAGGTTCAAGATCGCACAATCCACATTTTTTAATTTCTTTACCCATGATGTTTAAATTATTCGCTTAAATCAATTTCTTTAATATCCCATCGCTTACTTTCATCTATCCAGTCCTTATCACCAGTCATTTCCCTTTCTTCCTCTATAGTTTCATTTTTATGCCATTCCATTGCTCGTTCTGCGCCTTTCTTTGTCCTATGTACGGATATAGTGCAATATGCACTTTCATTTATATCAGGATTATAAAGGGCTAAATATACTGTATTTATATCTGTATTTTTATGATTTGATGGCATCTTTTTTATGCAATTTAAATTTATTACATGAACTTGATTCAGTTATAATGTACGCAATTCTTACAATATCTGGGGGTGCATGTCTTCACATATCCCATTAAGCTTTTAATTTGCTTTTCTGTAAGTTTTATTTTATTCTGCATCATTTAGTTTTGCTTTAAGTTTTTCATACTGAGATTCAACATTATGCATACAGGCAGGTTTACGTGCAGGTTTACGTTTACAATTACGGGCTAAATTATAAACATCCCGTTTCCGCCATGATGATAAAAACCAAGCAGGATTTTGACGATTTATATGCTTACTCCATCGACGATGTAATATCACCATGTCGGATTTATTACTAGACGATGTTTGTTTCCATATATCAAAATACACGGAATCATATAAATCAGATTTCCCCGGCACATATTTAAGGACATCACCCTCTATAATATTTAGCTTTTGATTAAAAAGTAAATGTTGTTTCATATATTGAATTACATACGGATTTATTTCCATCACATCAATTCGATGAACTTCTGGTTTATCTTGAATGCATAATATAATGATTCCCATCCCAAGACCACCAATAAAAACATTACCATTAGCTTTTTGGATAAAATCCTGATTTGTTTCTATTTCCATTGGCGTATC